GATAATGCACCGGAAGTCCGAGGCGTACCCATCGGTCTTTTATCCAGCCGTAGCTGTTCCTCTTGCCGATCGCGTCGCAAAACTGCAGGAGGGTGATTCTGACGCCGCTGTGAATGTGGCGTCCCAGTCCTCGGCGTCCTGCCTTGAGCTTTACCGCGTTTACGCTTCTGCCCAGGTGTTTTGCTATCGCCGGGATCGAGGTCTGTCCCCAGCTGTTTTCGAGGTAGTCCAGTTCTTGTTGTGTCCAGTTCGTTCCTGATCCCATTACTCTGCACCCGCTCTTTGCCGTATGAATTCTTCGTAGCCTGGGTTGAGTTCGATTCCGATACACTCTCTTCCGAGCCGGTGGGCGACTTCTGCAGTCGTGCCGCTTCCGATGAAAGGATCGAGCACGGTTCCGCCTGGTCTGCTTCCGGCGAGGATGCACGGTTCTATGAGCTCCGGTGGGAAGGTTGCGAAGTGGGCGCCTTTGTACGGTCTGGTGCTCACCGTCCAGACGTCGCGTCGGTTCTTCACCGGCTTGCCGTCTTTGAACCTCCAGCGCTGGTGTGGCTTTCCTGCCATGTGCTGCGACTGGGGCGTCTTGCCCGGTACGATCTTGTCGGCGTACTTCGAGCTGCCTTTGTTGATGGTTTCTTTTCTGCCGTCGTATTGTGCCGGCACGAGGACGGCTTCGCTGTCGAAGTGGTAGGTCTTCGATTTCGCCAGCATGAATACGTGCTCGTAGCATTTTGTGCATCGGTCTTTCACGCTCTCTGGCATGACGTTCGGCTTGTTCCAGATGATGTCGCTCCTCAAATACCAGCCGTCGGTGCGAAGGGCGAAAGCAAGCATCCAGGGTATGCCGATGAGGTCTTTGTTCTTGATGCCAGTCTTCTTGCTGATGCCTCTTCCGGATCCGGCGTAGCTGTCTGCTATGACGATCCAGAGGGTTCCGTCCTTCTTGAGGGTTCGGCGCACCTCTCTGAATATCTGAACGAGGCGGTCGATGTATTCCTCCGGGGTTTTCTCCAGTCCTACCTGACCGTCTACGCCGTAGTCGCGCAGTCCGTAATAAGGCGGGGAGGTTACGCAAACGTCGGCGATTTCGTCAGGAAGCTCGCGCAGGCGTTCCAGGGCGTCTCCGATTATGATTCTGTCCATTATTCTGTTCCTCCTGCCAGCTGTAGTCTCTGTTTGATTGCGAGGCGATTCCGCTCCTCCATTCCGTACCATAGTGCTCTGTCTGACTCTTCCTTCTCGACGCGGCGCTGGTGGATTTCCTCCAGCCTGGCTCTCTCGCCGGTGGAAAGGTGCCCAGCTGCGCTGTCGATCTGCCTGGTTACGTATCCAGGTGTCATTGCGCGGTTGCGCTCTCTTTCATAGAGTTGCTCATAAAGGCTCATGAATGCGGTTCTCGCCATTCCCGGCTTGCTTCCTCTGTAGGATCCGCAGTTCATTTCGTAGAGGTTGTGGTATCCGATGCTCTCGACTGCTCTGGCTATGAGCGGTGGGAGGCAGTCCCTTTCCTCGACGTGCAGGTGCTCGCCGTGCAGCTTTATAAAGTCCGATACCGCCAGCCACGCCTGGTCGGGCGCTATAAGGTCGGGCGCCGTCATCTCAAGCATAAGCTCGCGGAGTTCTGCCACCGAGGGCGGCCACTTATTTGTGGCGATGTGTTTCTTCACCGCCAGTCCGACGATCCCGGCGTCGTCTTCCGAGAACATCGTCGCCCAGAGGTCTACGGTTGCCTTGACCTGGTTTTCGTCTTTGAATTTGTCGTAGTTCGGGTACGCCAGGACTATAATACCCATGAGCTTCGCTGCGTCAGATCGTGTCACCGTATCCACCTCCTTCTTCGTCTTGAATAATGCTACCGAGCACTCCCATCGTGTCGGTGCCGTTTTTGTTTGTATGCCCGGTGGTCGCTGTCGCTTCTGTGAGCTCATCGTCCCACCGTCCGCCGTTGAGCCAGGTCGCAGGGTAAGGGATGAAGCGTCCGTTCTCCTTTGTCCATTCCACGCTCTCTTTGGCGATTCTGATTGCCGTCATGATCTTCTCGAAAAGGACGGCGGTCGGCTTGAGTTTTGTCCACGCCTTCTGGGCATCCTTTTTCGCCTTCTTGTTCGGGTAGGCTTCCCAGAATTGGTTGAACCTCATCTCCTGCAGACCAGGTTTTGCTTCCGGATCGTCCTCCGGCGGTGTTGCGGGTGGCTTTTCTTCGCCTTTTTCCTCGTTCTTGCACCGTGCTTGTCTGGTGCTTGTAGCGTTCCTTCCTGATGTTTCAGCGATAAAACCAGGGGGCGGAGGGATCTCGCTGTCCTTCTCCTTCATGTGCGGGTTCTGATGCTTGGCGAAGTTGACGATCTGGATGTAGTCGTCCTCTTCGACCGTGTATCTGATGATGAAGCCGTTGTCTGCGAGCTGCTGAAGCATTCCGCTGGTTTCCTCGGTGTTGACGTCGTCGTATCCGAGGAGCGTCTTTTTGATCTTGCGGGGTCTGTCTTCCAGGCGCCCTTCTCGGTCGGCAATGCACCACAGTCCGATGAAAAGCAGGCGCGTCAACGGTTCCAGTCCTCCGAGAACGTCGTTGTCAAAGAACGCAGGCTTTATGTTTCGGGTTCTTGCCACTCTCGTTTCCTCCTTTCTTCAGCATACATATACCTCCGTTCCGGTCAGTCGTTGTACCGCCTCTTTGAAGCGGTCGGCGTCGCTGTTGTTGTTGCTCAAATGCAGCAGGTATATTTGCTTGACGTGTCGTAGGTCGTTTGCTTTTAGTAGGTCGGTGAAATGCTCCAGGCTCATGTGGCTCTTGACCAGTCTGGGTACGAGCTCCGGCGGTATGTATCCGTTCCGGACGCTCTGCTCGATGATGTCCATCGCGTAGTTGCACTCGCCCATGATGTGGGTCAGTCCCTCGAAGCGGTACTTGATGTAGTAGGTGTCGGTGAAGTATAGGAGCTTTTCGCCGGTGGTTCTTGAGGTTATCAGAAATCCCAGGGGATCCGGTGCGTCGTGCTGCACGTCGAATGGTAGCACCGCGAATGTGCCGACCTGGAATTCTTCGAGTGCTCTGACCGCCTTTATCCGGTGCCCTGAAAGCCTGCAGGCGTCGATCGTGCCCTGGCTGGTGTAAATGTTTACCCCTGCCTTTGCGAGGTCTCCTGCGGCTTTTACGTGGTCTCCGTGGGCGTGTGTAATCAGGCAGCCTGAAAGGTCACGCACCCGGAAGTTGAGCGCTCTCTGAATAACCTTGAGCGGGATTCCCGCGTCCAGCAGGACGGCAGTCTGCCCATCGCTGATTCGATAGGCGTTGCCGGTGCTGCCGGACGCGATGACCGTTATCTCCATTAGAAGTCAGGTCCGCCGCTGGTTACCGGTGCTGCCGTGCCGGTTTCGATTACCTCCCCGGAGCCGGTGTCTACCGTGGTTCCTTCAGGAAGCGCAGCAGGCGCCGGCGTGGTGTCGATGAGCGTTGCGTTGGCGTTGGCTGTGATTTCCGCCTGCGCTTCGATCTCGGCGTATCTTGCCTCGCGCATCTTCATGTACTGGTAGCTGTCGTCTACCTTCTTGGGGTCTCTCGGCAGGTGCTTCGCGCTGAAGGCTTCGCGGATGATAGTCTTGCGTACCATTTCGTCGAGCCATCCTTCGGTCTCGACTTCGACCTGCTTGCCCTTCTCCCACACTTTCTGCTTGCCACCCCAGAAGTTGGCGCTGGCATATTTCGGCTTGCGCTTCTCGATGTCCTTCATCGACATGATGATGAGCTCGTTCTTGGTGGGGTCTGCAAATTCCAGGTAGGCGAAGCCGCCGACGATCGCGCCTCTGTCGAAGGCGTTCGTGATCTCAAATTCGTAGTTTTCTACGCGGTTGTCTTTGCCCTTCTTGATGGGGCGGAAGACGTCGGTGCTGTATACTACCTCAATGGTGACCGCAGTCGGAACCTCGACCGCGTACTTCTCGGCGATGTAGCGGATTCCGTTGTAGCCTTCCATGAGGGTGATGTCGTAAATGTTGCGCTTGTTGTTCTTGTAAGGGATCGGGAAGAGCATATTGTCCTGCGTCATGTCCAGTCC